TTAATTGGATTTTTGTAAAAGATAATCAACAGCAGAATCCATGCTGCCAGTTGATTTCAACTTATTGTAGGCTTTATCAACCTTACCTGCGTTTAAGGATTTTTGTGTAGTAAGTTTTTTACCTGATTTTGTCATCTTAGGTGCTTTCTTAACTTTTTTCTTAACAAGCGGTTTTTTTGCTTGTAAGTCATCAAACATCATAGCTTTGCGTAACATCAATATTGCTCTGTGATCTGTGGCATTATTAAGTTCTTGGTCATTAAAACCATATCTTTTTGCAAAAGTAACAATGTTTCTTTTGTCCATTTCAGCAACTTTTTCATCTTTCCATTCAGGTATTGCTTTCACAAGTTTTTGTTGTTCTTGTGCCAAATGTTTTTGCATTTGTTGTTGATGTTCAGCAGCCTGTCTTTGGTTTAATTCATTTTGTGCTAATTGGACTTTTTGTAGTTCAGATTGCTTATCACGATATTCGTCTTTTTGCTTAATAAATTCTAAGGGGTCTGTATTATACAGGTTATCCCAATATTCTTTAGTAGGCTCGGTACTAATTTCACTTGATAACTTTTGGTTTAACTGTTGTAATCCTTGTTGGAGAGCAGTTCTCTCTTGTAAAAGTTCCTGTTGTTGCTGTTCAAATTGTTTTCTTTGGTTAGCAAGATCGGTTGTCTTTTTTGTATAATCAGATTGTCGAGAATAACCTGCAACTAATTCTTCAAGGCTAACATCTTCTTCTACACCATTATTCTTCACAGTATAGTATTCTTGTTCCTCGTATTCCTCAGTTTCATCTTCGGTTACTATTTCTTCATCTAATTCTTCCGATACATCTTCCTCAACAGCTTCTAGTGCCTCATCAGGTTGTTCACTTGTTGGTTCTTCTGTATCTGTTACATCAGGGGTTTCTTCAACCTCTGATTGTGGTTGTGCCTCTTGATTCGGTTGTGGATTATCTTCTGATTCCTGCCTGTCAAGTAGTAGGCTTGTGGCTTCCGCCATGTTGATAGGTTCGTTCCCAGTTGGGTTGTCGTCTGTCATGTTTTTCTCCTTTTGACTGCTAAATGCTTGGTCATAGTTGGTTTAAGGTGTCGTCAGCTAATTTACCATCAGTAACGACATTTTCTATGTGTTGCTTAACAGCTTTAAGCGTTGTCAACATCATAAAAACTTTTTCACGAGGGTCTTTTTGGTCTAGCGAACTATTAGCCCATGCCATATGGTATTGTTCCTCTAAATATGTAAAAGCCTCTTGTAATATTTCGTTTCGTAATAATGCTTGTGCTTGTTCGGCACGAGCTTTATCCTTTTCTAAATTCTCTATTTTTACCATTTTTTCCTCTATATGTTTTCTTCGTTATTTTCCTCATTAGTGTTTAATAAATTTACAGCAGTTATGCTTTCTTCTGTTGTACCATATAATATTGTGTCTAGCTGTTCGTCTGTAAATCCTTGTTCTAATAAACTTGTTCTTTCAGTATTAGTTAGATAATTAGCTTCATTAGTTGTATTGGCTAACAATAATCCACCTAATAATTCAGAAGTTGCTCCACTTGCACTACGAGCTGCACTTGTTAAGGCATCTGCTGCGGTTTCATCAAAGCCTTGTGATAAGTAAGTATTTTTAACATCATCTGCAGACCTTGCTGGTAATGTAATGTCTGCGATATTTATACTATCTTCACCATTAGCTTTAGCTTTTAGACTTAGTAATGCTGTGCCTTTAACTAAATTATCAGCTAAAGTTGTGCCATCATTACCATCACGACCTGTATAATATAATCTTGTAATATCATCATTAGAATTTGTAATGTCGCCAGTTTCTGTACTATAATTTAATCTATCGTTTAATGTTTGTGTTGATTCTTGGTCGCCAAAAGTTATATTAAGTGGGTCACGATTTCCTGTTTGTGCTAGTATGTCGCCCTCTGCATTTAAACCAAATGCACTTGTAATATTATTTACAACGCCACCCATTACATTAGCAACATTTCCTGCACTATTAACATTATTTTCGTTAAATTTATCGCCTTGCATACCAAAGCTAACACTTTCACCACTTGCTAAATCAGTTGCACCAAAACCAGTCATATTTGATGGGTCAGGCTGTCCAAGTCCACCTAAACCTGCTATTAATGCAACAGCACCTAATGGGGTTGCTAATGCTTGTGCGTTTGCACCAAATAAACCTAATCCTGCTGCACCTGCTGCAGTTCCAACAACATTACTAACATTTGCGTCATCAATGGCACTTTTTAAAGACATTAACATACCTACACCTGATAACGCTTCACCAACTTTTACATTTGTTAATTGCCCTAAATACCCCTCACCACCTGTTCCAGCTATTATTTCTTTATTTAAAAAATTAGACACACCTTGAGCAGCATCACTAAAAATATTGCCGCCATCATCATAAGCTGAACTTAAAGTTTCCGCTATTGCATTACCCTCTTGTAAATTTGCTTTTAAAGGGTCTGCTATCAAATCATATTCAGCTTTTGTAAGCCATGTATTGTTAGCTGTATCATAAGCCCACATATCAGGATTGCCGCCAACTCCAACATGATTAAATTGTGCTAATCCTGCTGTTGAATTGGTAATTAAATCTCTAGATGTATTGATTAAAATATCTTCTGCTGTATCATTAACACCAGCCCATGTTTTTCCAGTTCCAGTTAAACCAGTCTTATCAACTCCAAATTCAGTTGTAAAATTTAAGCCACTCCCAGTATTAACTACATTGTTTGGTAATGTAAAACCTATAGCATCTGATTGAAATACACTACCTTTAAAACCACTTTGATTCCATCTGTTTTGTGTGTCTACTAAAGCCTCTAATTGTTCTTTTGATTCTATATCAATAACTTTAACTTTTCCATCACTTGTATATACATTTATCTTAAATGGCGAACCACCCCACACCCAAGTTGATGTGTCGTTCATATCAAAATTAGAAACTTTAGTAACATCACTACTGCCGCTTTCAACATCTCCGCTTGTTGCACTAGACTCTGATGAATCTACACTTGTTGCACTAAGAACATTTGATGTGTTACTAGCAACATCTCCGCCCTGACCTGTTTGGGATTGTGAATCACTACTATCTGTTGTTGTGACTTTTAAAACATCACTACTACCACTTTCAACATCACTACCTTGACCTGTGCTTTGAGAGCTATCGTCATCATCTGTTATTGTAATCTTAACAACATCACTAGAGCCACTTTCAACATCTCCGCCCTCACCTGTTTGTGTTCCTGAGGTATCTGTTGATGTTGTATTAGCGGTTATAACATCAGTTCCGCTTGAGCCGTCACCACCATCACCACCATCACCACCATTATCACCATCATCATCATCATCACCACCTGAAAATAAAGAGATTGCACTAGCTATTGCTGGTAATCCACTTAAATCAAGACCGCTACTTCCTGTACCGCCTGTACCGCCAACCTTACTTTTCCAATAATTTTCGTCATAAGGTAATGGCTGATATACATTCATATTATATGTATCAGGATTTACAGCAAAACTGCGTTGAAAATCATTTTCAAGTGTTGGGTATAAATTAATCATATCTAACAAAGATTGTGGTCTTTGCTGCATAATATCCAAATCTGACAATGTGTCTAATGTAGGTGTATTTTGTAATAAACCTTGTTGCGGCACAAAGTAATTTGGATAACTTTCTACAGGTTGGAAATCACGCATAAACGCTGAATAATCTACATTTTTTGATGTTGGGTATGTGCTATATAATGCAGTTAAAGCGTCTAATGTTTCATCTTCCATTATTCAACTCTTGGTAAATTTGTAGATGGCTCACCGCCCATTTGTTGTTCAAAACCTCGTAATTGTGCTTCATAGCGTAATTCTTCTTGTCGTATTTGCATTTTCATTTGCAATTCTTCTCGTTTCAATGCTAATTCCGCTTCTTGTTTTTGTTTTTGTAGTTCTAATTCCGCTTGTAATTTTTGCTGTTCAAATTGCATTTTTAATTCTGCTTCACTAGGTGGTGGCGGTTGTTGTGGTTGTGGTGGTGTATCTTCAGGATTTTTAAAGAATCGTGAAGCGTCTTTAAATCCTGCCATACCTGCAAGTTCAGCAAGAGTATTACGATATTGTTGCATACTAACTAATGGGTTTTCAACGCCAGTTTGCAATAATATTTGTTCTTGTTTTTGTGCTATCATATTTAAGAACGCCATTTTTTCGTTAGTTTGACCGCTTCCTAGTCCAACATTTACAGTAATATCGTATTCATGTTTCCAGTTGCTAGGGTCAATCGGCACAAACTTATTGTTTAGTCGTATCATTTGGTCTTTTTTGCCATGATGTAAGCATAATGTTAGTATTAGCTGAAATAAGTCTTTAACACCTGTTTCAGCAAAAACTCGTGCTATCATTTCTATTTTACCTTGTGCTGCTGACATTTGTGCAGCAACTGCGGTTGCTGTTGTGCTTTGCAAGGAATCCGCATCTAATCCCATAGACGCTTTTGATAATCCTGTTCTTTGTTCTTTTAAGTCGTCAAGATATTGTAACAAGCTAAATGCGTTTTGACCGATAAGTTGTGGTTGTAAAGGTTGTAGTGCATTGGGTTGACGCACACGCACAATACCACCTGCTCGTGAATTTAAAAGATCGTCAATATTAACTTGACCCTCAACAGCGGCAACTCTTACATTGTTTGTAAGATAAATATTATCTAATAATTGACGCATTACAGTTGATTTAATCATCTGTATATCCATGATTAATTCTGCCAAACTACGACCAACTAATCTATGTGGCATTAATATTGGTGATAGACACGCAAAAGGTATGTGGTCAAATGTATCGTTTTCTACTATTTCAAAACCTGAACCTAACGCTACAACTCTGCGTAATTCTGCAATACCATCACCATCATAATCAGCTTTTATATATGCCTCTGTAACTAAAACATCACGCATTGACATATCAGAGCTATCGGTATCTGTTCCTGACTCTACATCTTCAAAGCGATTTTGTACTTCTTGGTCATTATCAAGTTCACTATGACCTGCGTATTTTTCAACAAGTTCTCTATCATAGCCCATTTGTATAAGGTCACTTACTTTCATTGTTGTTCTATGTGCTACAAAATCAGCTTCATCTATCGAAGCAGCTCTTTTGTTTACTAAAAATTCTTCAGGCGGTATGTTGTCAACTCGTATCATACCATCATACATAGTGCGTTTTATTGTAACATCATGCCTAATGTAGTCCTCAACAATAGGTGTACCCATTTCGTCTATTTCGTTTGATTGTAAATCATTTTGGGTTTGTTCAACAATTTCAATAGTATCGTCTTGTAGTAATAAAGTTAATTCATCATCAGATAACCCTGTGTAGGTTTCTTCTTCGACATTTTCGGTTTCATCATAATAGACTTTAACAACGCCTAGTTTTTGTAACAAAGCGTCTTTAAAAAAGTTATGCAATATAACAAAACCATTGTTTTGACAGTTAATGACATAATTAGCGTATGATGTGGCTTGTTTTGCACCCTCAACATCTTCTTCATGTCTTGGCATAAACTCAACAAAATTGTCAGTTTGTGTAAATGTACGCATAAGGCTTGGCATGATAAATTCTATGGTATCGGCAACCTCTGTGGTAACAACTTGAGAACGACCCTCTTGTTCATTACCAAACTTTTCGCCCATGTAATAGTCCATAGCACGAATACGATCTATGCCATATTCGCTATCATAAAACCCTAATGCGTTTTCAATCTCATTACGCACTAAAGCCTGAAACTCTAGTTCATTCATAATGTAACCTATTTTTTAGATGATTTTTTCTTTTCAGCAGATTTTTTTTCTTCTTTTTCTTTTTTCTTCTGCTTATCTATATCAAGTGCTTGGCTTCTTTGCATTGTATTATCCTATTGTTAAAATTAATAAAAGGAGTACGATAATGCCGCCAAATGCAGCATCTACATAATCCCACGAGTGATTTTTTACATAATTAAATATGTTTTTTAGTATTTCCATAGTTTCTCCTAATTTAATTTACTAATGTCAGGTCTAATATCTACGCTTTGTAGTTTTTCCATAAATTCATCATTTGTGCCACCTGCACGATAAAATGAAAAAGCGGCAGCGGCTAACACGACATCTGTTAAATACGCCCAATTTCCAATGTTTTGATTCATTTCCTCAAGCTCATCAATAAGATGTGACAACAAAGCATGGGTTACAGGATTTTCCGCAACAAATTTTTCCATTTCTTCGTCAGGCTCAAATATTAAATCATATTTCATGTTATCCATGTACTATCCTTGTAATGTATTGGTTTATTCCAATTATGTTGTGTGCCACGAACAGACGCTGTGAACGCTTGTTGTGCAAAGGTTAAACAAAATGCGTCTGCCAAATCACAAGAACGACCACCTAATCTTTTCTTAAATTCATCTTTGGCTTCAACTTTTATTTTTCCAGCACTTGTAATTTTAAAACGAGGCGCAATAAGTTCTTCTATTAACTTGTCGTCTTGCACTAAATACACATCACGACCCTCAAACCATTCTCTAGCTCGAAACCATAATTCATCACGCAAACGCATATATTTATCACGCATACTAGGGCTTTCACTAACTTGTATGGGTCTTGCAGGTAGGTCTAATTCGGCTAATCGAGAACATACACCACTACCAATACCAATAGTGTC